TCGTTCAATTCGGCGACAAGGTTCGAGCCGATGAAGCCCGCAGCTCCGGTGATTACAATCATTCCTATAGGATATCATAGTCAGTGCTTTTTACCAAGCAATTTCATCGCCTCCTGCTGTTTTTGCGCCTCCGCCTGGGCCTGCTGGCGGCGCATCACGCCCATCTGCAAGTCGTCCGGGTCGGGCGCGTCGACATGCTCCAGCACGTCGCCCGCATCCTCCGCTCCGATCTTGAAGAGATCGAAGGTGAGCTGCTTGGCTTCCTCGCTGAACGCAGGGCTCGAGGAATGGCTGTCGACCGTGACCGACACGTCTTCCGGCAAATCGGCGAAGGTGAAGCTGACGGAGACAAGCCCCTTGACCGGCGGCGGCAGAAGCAGATTCGGCTCTTCCGCTTCGACGCCTGCGTCCGCCAGCGGCGCCCAGGCGATGATCTTCTTGGCGTCGTGAGCGCGCTTCAAATCGAGCGCCAGACCGCCTAACCCCTCGACGCTTCTCTCCACCAGCAGGGCCTTGTCCTTGAATCGGGGCGAGAACTGACGCACCAGCGTCTCCGCGTGAGCGCGCGAGCGCACTCCTTGTTCGTTCTTACCCCGCGCCACCGGAGGCACGCCGACCGAGTCGTCCATCATCCGCTCGTATTCGTGTAGCGACGCCCACAGATCCTGCGGAATCTCGATCCTGTCGATCTCCGCCTTGGCGTTCGGGTTCGAGTCGACGAAATAGCCGTTAGGCTTGCTGTAGCGTGAGAGAGCCTGCTGGTTGACGCCGTTGGTCCCGGTAAACTTTCGGGACGGCTGCTCTTGCAGTCGCAGCATCTTGTTGGTGCCGACGATGCGTGAGTTGATGGCTTCCTGGATCATCACCAGATTGGTCAGCGACGATCGCCCCCAGAAGTACACGGGATCGTTGACCGGGTTGATGCAGAACTCGCGGAACGGGTGCTCCGCCTTAAGATAAGGCGAGCTCTGCTTGGTCAGTGTGTCGTAGGCCAGCAGATTTATCTTCTGGAATCGACCAAGCAACAGCACCTCGCCGACCATCTGGAACGTTGTCCAATCCTCGGCCTCGTCATCCCAGATCCAGGTCTCGTCCAATTCAAGCAACTGCTGCTCGACATCTGGAGAAAGCGAGGGCTTCGGCTGCGTCAACCAGTCAGCCATGCCGCGCGCCGAAGACGGGCCGGCGGAGTTCGGCTGGAACGGATACATTCCGCCAACCGTGACCTGCATCGCCGAGCCGCGGCGCTCTTCGTCGCTCTTTTCCAGCTTCAGATAGACCTTGACCTTGTCGATCGCTCTGTTCTGTTCCTCCTCGCTCCAGCCTAAAGCGCGAATCAGCCGTCGAACCTGCCACATCGTTATCGTGGTCTTGAAGGAGAAAGCCTCCATGTCGCGGTCGAGCGTAGGATGATCCTCGCGTAGAACCCCCATGCTCTCCGGCGCCACCAATGTCGGATTGAATTTCTCGGCAGCGTACATCAGACGAATGAAGCCCTTGCCTTTGACTTGGGCCATTTCGACCACGCCCGACACCATCGTGTCGAGATCCACTTTTCGAAAATCGTTGCGTAGTCTCGTTGATGCGGCGCGTCCTTTTTGCCGGCTAAGCACTCCCGGTAAATCGGGGTCGGTGATCTTGAATCGCAATGAAACAGGCGAATAAAGCAGTGATTGTTCGTCATCGAGAAGGGCGAAAATCTTGTTGTAAAACGCGGGATCTGTCGGGTCGTCGGAGCCCGACTCGTAGAAGCCCTGAAAGAAATTGCCGCGGTTGATCCGGTCCTTCCTAGAGGAGAAACATTGGCTGGTTATCTCGCGGACGAACTCGGCGGTCTTCTTGGATGGTATTAACATCCTATAGTATCCTATAGCGACTGTTGCTAATTTTCTTTCTAGCACGTATTGACAGATATTAAAACAAGGCTCTATGCTCTGCGTCGCCGGTGAGGCAAGTCTTCCGGCACACACCAACGTAGGAGACTCCAAATGATGGACGCTCGCGTCTTCAATCGTCGGCACAAGGGCCGCAAGGGCCGCAAGTGATCGGCTGAATGGGCGGCGGCAACGCCGCCCATTCCTCTGCTTTGGGAGTTTATAGTTATTGCCGCCCTTTATGTCCCCTACCGCCGCTCCCGGCGGAATGCCGCCAAAGCCCCCAGGGCCGCCGGGTGGATTGGGCGCGGCTGCGGCTCCGGGCGGGATGCCCGGCAATCATGGCGCGGGCCTCGGCAAGGTTCAGGCGGGAATTAAGATGCTGATGGAAGCCCTGCCCCAACTTCAGATCGGTTCGGAACTCTCGAACTCTGTCATGGACGCCGTATCCAAGATCGGCAAGCACCTCGGCGAGGGCGGCATGGGCGGCGGGGATCAGGGGAATCTTTTGCAGAATCTCGCGATGATGGCGCGAGACGTGAAGCAGCAGCCTGGCCCGGCCAACGCGCTGCAAGGTTTGATGGGTGGCGGAGGCCCGCCGCCCGGTGCAGGCGCGGCGCCTCCACCCGGAGCGCCGCCACAGATGGGAGCTTAAGGTAATGGACGGAACTTCTGGTTCTTCTGGCAAAATACCCGGTCCTTACGTGTTTGACACGAAGGAAGACAACGGGATCATGGAATACGTGCCGTTCAAGACGACTGGCATCGGCTCGCGCCGCTCCGGTCTCCCGGCAATGGCGTCGGAAGGCCCCATGTCGCTCGAGCATGTCGGCGGCAGCGAAGGCTCGAAGGGCCGGCACGCCAGCGGCAAGGACGCCGGTAAATGACCACTTTCGCCGCCACGCCGCAGGCTCAGATCACCGCGGCCACGCAGAATCAGCTGCGCTCCGAGCAGCTCGTTAATGAGTTGTGGAGTGATCCGGAATTCGGGCCAAAGATGCGCGAAGCCGCCAAAAAGAAGTTTGGCGACATCAAGACGCTCGAGGACGATCCGGTCGTCGGCTCGATCAAGGCGCAGAACGAAGCGCTCGCCAAGAGGCTTGAAGAGGCTCTCGCCCGTCTCAATAAGCGAGACGAAGATGACGAGCAGGCCAAGACGGTGCGGAGTATGGAGGCCGCAGTCGACGCGGCTCAGCGCAAGTTCGGTCTCACTGATGAGGGTCGAGCCAAGATGCTCGATCGCATGAAGGAGACCAAGAATTACGTCGACCCCGAGGCCTCGGCGGCCTGGGTCGCACATTCCACTCCGCCCGAAGCGCCTAGGCCTTCGTGGGCTCCCACCAAGCTCAATCTCTTTGGCTCAGCCGAACCAGACGAGTCGTGGAAGAAGCTGCATGTCAACCCTGACGGGTTCCTCGAGGATGAACTGATGAAGTTCGCCAAGGACCCGGACAAGTACACCCGAGAGACTTTCGGGCAGGCGGCATGAAGGACCGCATAAGGAACTGACATGGCTTATCCCAACTCGCCAGCCACAACGCTTACCGGATCGGGTATCACCCCGTCCGGCCCGCTTGGCGCACAGCTCGCCGCACTCACGAGGCGCGCGTTTATTCCAAGCGTCTATGTGCAGATCTATCAGGCGCATCCGCTGCTTTCGCTGTTCATGTCGAACTCGAAGGCGGCTCGGGGCGGCGTCTCGCAGGTCACGTTCCCGGTCCAGGGATCGAGCTTCGTGCAGTTCGCCTGGGGTTCCTTCGCCGGCGACTTCAACATCCCGACCGATCAGGCGGCGCTGCAGGACGCGCAGTTTTCGCTCAAACTCGGCATGGTTCCGATCGGCTTCTTCGGAATGGAGGCGATCATCCAGTCGTCCGAAGTCGTCATCCCGAAACTTCGAGCCGTCATGTCGGATGCCGCCGTAGTCATCCGGCAGTCCTACGCACAATCGCTCTACGCCAACAACTACGCCAACCCGCAAGCTTGGGACTCCCTGGCTCAGGCCTACGACGACGGCACCAACGTCGCGACCTACGGCGGTCTGAGCCGCTCGACGGGTTCGTTCTGGGCCGGCCAGTACATCACCAACACCGGCACGCAGATGACGAGCCGCGTCGGCGCCGCCCAGCTTCTCGCCCGTATCCAGACCGGCGCCGGCGGCGAGGCCCCCGATTACGCCGTGATGAACCCCGCCAACTGGTCGGCGCTGATGGGCGACTTCATGAACCTCGAAATGTTCATGACCACCCCGCGTTCGATCTATGGCAAGGATGACGTGGTCAACGCCGGCTTCCGGGCGATCCGGGTTCTCGACACCCCGATCTTCATGGACCCGTTCTGCCCGCTGGGCACCGCCTATGCGATCAACACCCGCTACACCGGCTTATACATGTCCGAGTTCGCGCCGATGACCTTCTCCGGCTTTGAGAGCCAGATTCCGGTCGGCCAGATCTCGGACATCGGCGTTCTGATTTCCTGCTCTGACCTCGTCTGTGCGAAACCCTCTAGCGGCGCGCAGATCACAGGCATCACAGGAGTGGCTTGGCCTAACGTTCCGGGCACTCTCCCGGCCGTGGTCTGATTTGGAGCTGTAGACCCATGGCTTTGTATCGCGGTCCTGGTCAGATCCCGACCCTTCTGGGCAACCCGGCCCAGGAAATCTCGTTGCCGTCCGGCGGCACTTACACTCTCTCGCCTGCGGGCTGGTATCAGATCCGCACCGGGCCCTATAGCTGCATCCAGGCCTACGACCCTTACACGGGTTCATGGCGGCGAGTCGGCGGCGGCGCTTCCGGCACCGGCGGCGTGGGTGGAACCGAATTCTTCTATTCGGACGGCGTCAACTATCGCCTGGCCAACCAGACCGGCTGTCCGGTCGGCGCGCTCATCAACAACGCGGGCACCGGCTATACCGGCATTCCGACCTTTGCCGCCAATACCGGCGGTTCACTGTGGAAGGCATGGGTCGGCGGCGCGGTG